CGCTGCCGCCCGAGCCGCTTTCGCTGCCCTGTTCGATTGTTCCCGTTTCGCTGCATCTGCTGCGCCCTGTGAGGCTTGCTGATGTTTCGTAAACAGGTCGTTATCTAGGCGTATTGCCTTTTGATACGCATCATCCAAGTCCTTCGCCACACCGCTGTTAAGCAGTTGGATCATTGTTGGACGTGCTTCCTCAAAATATTCTGCTTTTGTCTGAAATTCATTAATTTCGTTCAAAAGTGCTTGATTCTGTGCTGCTTCCTGCTGTTGCTTCCAATTTAACACCTCGCCACGGACTTGTGCAAGCTCGTTTTGAATGGCGTAAAAATTGGGATCAGTAGGTTGCATCTGCACATCGCCCATATTGATGCCGTATTGTTGGGCTAGTTGTGCAAAATAGGCTTGTTTTTGTTGTGGTGAGCCGTGGCGCAATACATTATCAGCTTCCATCAAGGCTTTTACCGCCTGCGGTGCTTCAATGCCAAGCCCACGAATATTCTGCATATAAGGCTCAATCGCCTGTTGCATTTGATCGGCAAACTGGGCTTTTGACAGCAAAGGCTGAACCCCTGCTTTCATTTCTTCTTCACGTTTCCAAGCGTATTCTTTTAGCTTTGGATCAGCGGTTGTCCAAGCTTCGTGATAGTCCTTTTTCCACGATGCTGGCGGTCTTTCCCAAACGGGTGGTTCTGGCGGTGGCTCAAGATCGGGTTCGGGCTGAGTCCTGACTGCCTCAACGGGTGTTTCATTCTGAACCTCGTCAAACTGCTGTGACAGTAATTCTCGACGATCTGGCTGTTCAGTATTGTCCATTCATACCCCTTTAGGTAAATTTACGGCGTAGTTGTGAAAGAATCTGATTTGCTTGCTTATGTGTCATGTTGCCCAGTTGTTGCCGCATAACTTCCCGCCGTGTATCTTTTGGCGGTGGCAATTTTGTTTCCATCTTTTCGTTGCCCACTTCAATGCAATTGTGTTGCCTAAGATGATCACGATGCACCGAACGGCTCGTAATCATTGAACCGTCGATCATAGATTTGTAAGGTTGAATGTCTGGCATCACCATTGGGCCGAGGCTCTCGTAATGCTCTTTTGAGCCTTTCTCAACCAGTTCACCATTAACGTATATGTAAGTTTTCTTCATATTAGTAACAAAACGTCCTCATCGTCCATTTCAAGATAAACGTTGTAAATCTGTTCAACTCTGTCAAAACTTGCAAGCATGGCATCGTAATCAATAACTGCTGGCGCTTGGATTGTGGCTTGCGTAATGACAAACGGTTCAGCAATTTCCTCTGCTAATTCGGGCTTGCCCTCAACAATGCGTTCAAATAACTTTAATACCTCATCACGCCTTGATTTTGCTTTTGCTGCCTCTGCCTTGCGGTGTTCTTCTTCTTGTTTTTTACGTTTGCCGCCATCGTGCGTATCTATTTCTATAATTATTGGAGGAATAATTACAGATGGAATAGCCGCAAATGGCAACGCAGCAAAGGTAGAAAACCCAAACATTACATCAATATCCTATGTTTTATTCATACAAAATGTTAATTGTGCCGGCATCAAAAGTATCTGTACCATTTACTGTAGTGATAACGACTCTATCTAATGCGCCGCTCAAAGCAGGAGAATTACCGCCGCCACTTACAAATACTGTACCAACACCAAAATTATGAGAAGAAACATAATTGTTAGCAGAAATTAAACAAATTGTAAGTATTCCTGAATGAGTATTTGACGCAGCACCATCAAAAATAACAAACCCTGCTGTTGATGTAAGCGATGCGGCTGTATAGCCAGACATACTTACATAGCCAGATGTAGTTGTAGAACCTGAGCCAATTTGCACTAAATAAGCCGACAAACCACTAAGGCTTACACCATTAAACATTAAAGTTATGCGTTTTGCCCAACTAGGTATTCCAGTAAAACTAATGCTTGTCCCAGATGTTGATGCAACTGCTGTGCCAGAAGTAAATGGTTGACTCAATATTGCAGGCGTGACTGATGCCGATGCCAATTGAGTTGTACCAACTGCGCCAGATGCAATGTACGATGAAATAACAGAACCTGCCGAAGCATTAATTTTGTTATTAAAAGTTGTCCAATCTGTTGAAGTTAGATAACCATTTACCGAAGTTGTAGCAGCAGGCATTGCTATGACTGGCGTTGCGCCACCAGTAGATGTAACTGGTGCTGTGGCTGTTACCGAAGTAACCGTTCCTGCGCCTTTGGAATTAAACGTAGACCAATCAGTAGACGTTAAGTACCCGTTAACCGATGCGGTTGCCGCTGCCATTGAAATCGCTGGCGTTGTGCCTCCTGACGATACAACAGGCGCTGTTCCCGTTACCGCAGTAATTGTGCCAGTTCCATATCCTGATGGATTTGATGCAGGGTACGCACCCAAGCTAGTCAACGCTGCCGCTGCTGTAGATGCGCCTGTGCCGCCATTTGTTACTGGCAACAAAGCACCGCTAGGCGCAACAATTGTCGTACTGTCGCTATAAACTGCTTTTTCAGCAGGATAAGTAACAAACACGGTCAATGTGCCACTAAATGCAATTTTGCTGCCTGTAGATGATGAAATTAGCGTAGTACGAGCAAGCGTTCCCGCCCCCACCGTACCGATACCGACTTCCCATGCGCCTGTGTCGCTTTGGATTGTGTAATAGCAAGTATTGCCGTTGCCGATCCCTGCGCTAAAAGTTTGATAACCAGAACTAGCGCCAGCAAGCGTTAACGTGCCTGTACCTGTTGTGGTGCTAGTTTCCTGAACACGATCCGCAAGAACGAGTGCCATTATTGAACGACCTCCACGCCAATTGCTTTACCATCTTTGCCACGAATGATGCGTTTAGGTGCTGCCATCACACCCACAGCGCCATCAATGCGGTTCATTGCTTGAGCGACCATATCTGCCATGTTGCTATGCAATTCGTGCATTTTGCCCATTGCCATTGCCAAATTATCGCCTAATTCTCTTGTGACTTTTTGACTTGCAGCCTCTTGTGCTTCAAGCAATGGAATGTCAACGCCTGGGTTAGCACCAATTCGAGCTACCGTTATCTTGGTGGCTTGCTCAAGTTCGACCTTCCAACGTTCTAAACGTTCAGCGTGATCTAGTTCGGCTTGTTTCATAGCTTGCATATGCTCGTACTTTTGCGCCTCAAGTGCTGCATCTGCTTGCATCTTCATTTGTGCAATTTGCATTTCAGCCTGTGCTTTAGCTTGAGCAATCTGCCCATCTGCCTGCACTCGCATTTGATCTGCTTGCGCCGTGGCTTGCATCCGCATTTGTTCCGTTTGGGCTTGCGCTTGCAGTTTCATCATCTCAGGATCAGGTGGTGGTGGAGTGGGATTTGCCGCCATTTGTTGTTGTTTCATCTGCAATTCTTGCATCGCTTGGTCAATCGTACCCTCAATCGGTGCGGCTTTCTTGTATGCCCCAACGCCAAACTTGACCAGTTCGATCAGCATAGGCACTAACTCTGGCGCTTGTTGACCCATTGGCAACGCTTGCGTCAAGAACCCACCCATTGCTTGCAAGAACTCAACTCGCTCACGTTTGTTTTGATTCTCGTCGATTTGCACTAGGCTATCTGAATCCACTTGGATGCGGAACGAACGTAAAGGTTTGTCTTGGATTAACTGTAACGCCTGCGGGATTAGTGCTTGATCTGCCGGTTGCATACCTTGTGCGGCAGCGTACATAAGGATCGTGGTAGGCTGAAACTTAGTGCAAATAACTTGGGCTTTTAACTGAAATAGCTCACTCGCAAACAAGGCAACATCTTCTTGCATCGAGCGCAAGCGCAGTCCTGCATACTGACCCTTAATCTGTTGTGCCGTAGCGGTTTCTGAGGCTTGTCCTTGTCCCCGAATAATGTCACTAATACCTGTAATTTCATAGATTTGGGTTTTGATTTCATTCATTGCTCGATAGCATTGCATGAGCGTTGCCGCCATCACATCAATTGGCAACAAGTCAATCGACCCTTTTAATCCACCCTTTTCAGAGAACGCCATCCACTTATCAACTGGGATCAACGTGTTGTTATCGCCCTCAGTCAAAAGACGCTGCAAAGTAGGTTGTGATGCGTCATAGACCCCACGAACACGCAACGCCTTGACCAACCCGTCGATACGGTCAGTCAAAATATCTAGGTCTGTCGCTTGGTCTTGGTACAGCACAAAGTCAGGCACAGGCACAAGCGTGTCGCTTGTCATCGTGGCGTACAAAGGTTTCGCACACGGAAAAAAGTTTTCAAGCTCTAGCGGATCGTCACGCTCGTCAAGAATGTTTGGGCAACTTTTGCTGATCCAGTACACTTTGCCGCTTTCTTTGTCCCAAAGCTCGCAAATCTTAGCCCGTGTGAAGTCTTTGGATTGTGTCGAATACTGTTTATTGGTTTCAGGCCCTGCATCCAACGGAATGGATTTAGCCGTTTCCTCGCCAAAGCGTTCGATTAGGCTGTCTTTGGTCATGTACACCCAGCGCCAGACTTGAGTGACTTCTTCCCATGTACGGGCAACAGAGTGTCCAAAGTCTTTCCAATGAACGTAATCGGTAGGCGCACACTCGTACTCAATTTCCTCTTGTGGTTCGACTTCCTCACCCATAGCGCCATCGAGCGTCATAGCGGTCTTGACTTGCTGACCTGTACTGTCAACCTCATCCACATCTTCGGTCACTTGCAACCCATCTTCGGGAATGTCTTGCGCCCGAACGTGCGGCTCGTAACGCACCCACGCCACACCTCGACCACCCAAGAACCTATCCTCGACTGCGTGTTTCATGGTCGATCTGAAATCGGTGTAATGCTCGATCTCAAAGTCCAATGCACGTTCAATCAACTGACTGGCAACA